CCTGTGTCTCATCACCTTATCCAGCGTTTGCCAGAAAGATTATTCAGTCACTCCCTTGTCGGGTGATCAACCCAACAAAATTATTATACACTAATTCAGCAGAACTGGCAACCCATAGAATTGAGCAGGTCCACCACCACATCCTGCAGCGAAGACCCCTGTGTTTACGTTATATACTGCTACACCGCTTTGAACCTGATTAAATATCGCACCACCTGGAGCAGTATTGAATTCTCCGATACCACCTGCACCAGTGTTTACAAGAGTTAAGCGACCACCTGAAGTACCGTTCACAACATCAATGATTCCACCAGGAATTGTACATTCACAAATATTAATCTGTGCTGCTGGCATTGGTACAGGACCGAGACCACTACCATTAATTGAAATAGTTGGTCCTTTAACAAGGTTAACCACACCTGTGATAGCAGGTATGGGGTTCATCATACCAACATTCTTAAAGTGAACGTTGTTAATAAATTCTGTCTTCCAAGCACACTCATTAATAATCTCACCAGATATGGAGTTCATTAGTGAAGATGCCTTGTTAGAAATCGTAGAAGCATTACAAGAGAACTCATTAAGGGCATTAAACGTGATATTAGGAGCCTGTATTTTGTAATCTCCTTCATAACTCACATCGTAGTCAGATGCATAAGTTGTTGCTGCTTTAGATTGCTTACTACCACCATTACCAACACCCTGTGATACGTTTAGGTTGTGTGTTCCTCCAACTTCTATGTTGAAGTCACCCATAACTTTAAGAGTATAGTCACCCTCAATAGTTACAGTCTTATTTCCTTTAACATTAGTACATTCATCACGTCCAACAATCTTTGTATCATTACCAGGTTGGTTCCTGTGTTGATTACCATCAGCAGTAGCAATAGTAGTCTGACCACCACTATGCTTAACAATGGTCTTTTCTTTACCAGGTGTATTGTCCTGAATAATAGAAGAACCGTTAAGGAATGTTTGAGCTTGAACCTTAAATGGGTTAATACCTTCCATCAAGCTACTGAAATAGTCACCTTTAGTGGTGTAATTACCTTCACCAGCTAAATCACTTGATCCTCCTATCTCAATTTCTTGCTGCAAGAATTCTGGTACGGATTCACACGTACTCGTACCTAACAGTGGCAGCCAGAACTTTTGTTTAGGTTCTCGATGACCCCTCCCACAGTCCTTGTTACCGAACAACATCTTCAATAGTCCGATGATGATGCTGATCAAGGAAGACCAGTTCATCTTTGAGAAATCGAACGAGAATAATGACTTAAGTTTAGATACTAGACTCAATCCACCTTTTGCAACGTTAATTGCAGCCATTACCTTGTTACCCATAGCAGCAACCTTACCTACTGCTCCTTGTACCTTTGATAGAACACCGTTAACTGTGTCATTTACCTTAGTGGCAAGACCACCGACAACTTTATCAACGATATTAGATGAAATACTATTAGCAAATCCAGTAATGTCTCCTAGAGCACCACTGATCGCTCCTAAAATATAATTTGCTTCGAAGTTACAAAACAGACCTGTAATGAATGTAGCGAGTTTCAATAGCTGCTGTATTATACCGAGTGGTATCACATTTGTTAACGAACCGAGTAGGCTACTAACCATACTCTCTATTCCTTGTGCTAGTACGTTCTTCAATGCACTCATAATACCACTAATTGCATTAGACACTGATGTCTTAATGCCATCAAGAGAAGCTTGGATCTGCTTGTTACTAATCTTTCCTCCACTAATAATGGAGATTAAATCTCCTTTACTTCCTCTTGCTATGGAACCTGTTAATTGACCAAATTCGGTAAGCATTCTCTTAAGATCCTTCTCGAATCCTATACCTGCTGGTCCACTGAGTCCATCCCCGACTGCAAACGCATCTGCAGGGATTTTTATTGGGTTCGTATAAACGTTACCTGGTGCTCGAACTTCTGCTATTGAGATGACACCACGGGACTTTTCTTCTCCTCCGTTCTCATCTCCTGCTTGTTCTCCACCGACAACATTAAAGGGTGATCCTCCGTGAACTACCTCACCTTGTAAAGACTTAGCCTGAGGTGGCATCTCTTCCTCTGGAAGAGCTTTCGTAGGATCAGCAACAACTGTAGCTCCTGTCTCTGCCTCTGTACTTGCTTGTCCGTCTTGACTATTGTTCTTGAAACCACGCAGTGATCCCATAACAACAGGTAGTTGTGCTTCCTCTCCATCAAGGAAGAACCCTAATACCTGAGCACCGACCTGAAGTTCACACTTCGTCCCAGAGTTTTTTATACCTGCCTGATCAGTAGGCAGCATAGTAACCGCCCAAGGTAAATCCTCAGTCGGCATTTCTTTAGTATAGGCAACTTCACCCGCACCAGTATACCAACCTATAATACGTACCTTAGTACGTCCTAGATTCTGGGGATCCTCAATGTCTTCGACTTCACCGACCCACCAAGTGAATCCGTCACGTCCCATTACATCTGATTTTCCTATAGCGTCAAGTGTTGCTGGCATTGTTTAAGCGTATGATACCCATCCTGTTACTATATATTTATCTTCTTTAGGTGCAGGTATTCCGTGGTGTACGTGAGTCCAGTCTGCAGGCCAGATCATAGTCAGTCCTTTCTTAGGTTCTAACTCTAAATCTTGGTGTACAAAGTTAGTACCACCACCCTCTTCAATATCATTAAGATAGGTCATCCAGACTAGATGTCTGAAGGAACTTGTCTTATTAGATCCCACACGTTCAGTATGAGGTTGAGAGAAACAAGCACCAGGAATATAATGTTGTATATTAAATGGTTCAAGTACCTCTAAGTCTGCCATAGAAGCCCACGGATACTGTTCTATGTATAGAGATAATCCACCTTGAACGGCATCAAGATATTTAACAATACGTGGATCCTTTATCCAAGATGGTACTGCCATATCTGTAGACTGTTTAATTATATTATCAACCCCTTGACTTGTCTCACCTGCTACCTTTTCAAGGTATTCGCAAGTGTTATAAAAATCTAAAACCCCATCGCATATCTCAGGTTCAATGGTTCCACCTGCGATGAATGATTGTACAGCAGTCATAATTTAATTGTTCCAGTGACGAATTACCCCTGCTGTAATAAAGCAGTTGGTTATAAGATATGTAGCAAAGATGAGAGACCTCATAATTGCTACAGTATTATCGTATCGTTTGGTTGTCTCGTCACTAAAAGAACCTAGAGTATACTTCCAGATTCTCCATAATCTTCTAATCGTCATACACTAGGCATTCTGGCTCATCTGGGTTCTGATCACAAAACAGTTCAATAGCATTAGGATCGTGATGATCTCCTGCATCAATCTCTGCTTTATGATGCTCTGCATACTCTTCTAAATCGTGTAGCTCTTCTTTGTAGTGCCTGCGAGCAGCAGGGTTTGTTTGAGGATCGTCTAAGATCTCTCTATCTTTTTGGATGTGTTGTTCTATGGTTTCCATAATAGTTTAAGTAGGAGTAGTAATACTGTCCTTAGATAGGTTTAACATAGTCGTAACCCCTTCTGGATTGTACTTGTGAGTCAATCCAATAATCAGGTATCTACCTGAATAAATGGGATCTAAAACTGTGCGTTCTTCCTCCTTAGTTGAAGCAGGTATAACGCATTCTAGTTGTTGACCTACTGCTAATGCTACATTACCTGGTATGCTGATGTCAAGTGTAATTGCATTAAGTAACTGCCAACGGCTGAAACTATATGCAGATGCCCACACTGTATCGAAGTCCATATTACCAGCACCACCAGTAGAATCCTGTTGGTTCTGGGCGTTCTTCATACCAGGAAGAGCACGTATTTTAGTACGTGTTGGTCTCTTTTCATCAAAGTATATAGGTTTAACCTTTGGAAATGGGAACTGATCATTTAAAATTCCACCTGCTGTGTTAGCCATTCCAAACACATTGTCCAGTCCCATATGTAATGGTGGTTGTATAGAACCAGACCCTCCAGTTGTAGTAACTTGGTTTGTATTCAGTCCGTCTGAATTTGCAGTAGTTGTTACACCTGCATTTATTTTAGCCTCAACATACGTGGAAGAGGTCGTAGTAGTTGTTGTGCTGTTCCCACTGGTCGTGGTAGTTGTTTGTTGATTGGCAATAAGTGCAGCTTCACTTCTTGCATCTATTTCCGCTTCTTCTTTTTCAAGAGCAGCATATTCTGCTTTATCCGCATCATCCCAGGTATCTCGTCTTGCATTCAATGTATCCATTCGATTGTCTATTTCAATCAATCTGCTGACATCGTTGGCTGCAGCAATATCTACAAGAGAGGAGTCACCATCACCTGATGCAGGTAGATTACCACTGGTTACTGCAGGTAACTTAATTCCTATTACTGTATTACTATAGGTACCTGATCTCATCTTCTCCAAATGATTTGCTCTGTCTGGGAAGTTTATACTTTCAATCTTAAAAGCATTAAAATCTGAGTCACCTACGTTTGCCTGTTCATAAGTATACTTGGGTGGTTTAGCAGCAGTAGGATTTCTGTCCGAACATAACCAATCTATAGTATGGAAATAATAACCATCTCTATTCTCAAAGAACAAGTAACCAGCAGTATTGGTTATTGAACTGACAATTTTATCTGAGATATATCCGATACAATCATATGGTCTCCAAGTCGGTGCTAGGAATCTGAAGTTACCCTTCGAGGGTTCGTAGGAATAGTTCTTGCCAGAGGACTTCAATTTTTCTTTAACACACCACTCAACGTGTGCTGAGCCGATGTTATCCTTAAACGACTTGAAGACTTTATTGGTTTCATTGTTAATAGTCTCAGGTGACACAGTATAAATGACGTAGAGTTGTGCACGTTCAGACTTAGTAATCTCACCAATTTTAAATATTTTCTGACTTATCTCCAGTTCCATACCAGGAGCAGAGTCAGTTTCTATTGTTATTTGAATAATTTCATTACCAGTCATACCACTGATAAGGTCAATAGTATCAAACATAGCAATCTCCATCCTAACCGATGGTGAATCTATGGACTCAATATAATTAAACCCAGAACAAAGTTTCCTTACATCAACAAGAGAATGTTCCCCAAGAGGTTCAATCTGGTCAACTTTTTGATCAGGATTAGAATCGTCCTTAGTTATAAGATTGAATTTGGTTATCTTATAACCTTTAGGTTGTATTGGTAAGTCGCTCATAAGAAGTTGCTTACTGGGTTACTAGACTCAGCATTTCTACCGAATCTACTTACTAAGAATGGTGCTGCAGGGTTACGCTTACCTTCTCTAGTGATAGGTATTTCAGTAACATCTTGAGGAACTTGCTCTTGTTGAGCTTTGATTGCCTTTAACATTATTTGAGAATCAGACTCATTTCCAGTCAAGGTTACTGAGGAGGCTGCATCCTTAACTCTACCAACCAGATCATTAAGATTCTGTCCAACATTATTCTGTTGAGCTTTGATCGCCTTTAACAATATATTAGAATCAGACTCCCCTCCAGTCAAATTTACACTAATAGAATTTGTTACTGGAGATGTAAGCATTCCAGATCCTATCATTTGTCTCATTATCGCAGAATCAGACTCTCCTCCACTTAAAGCTAATCCACCAGTACTGAATTCAGGTAAATTAAGTACTGGAGATGTAACAAGTTTATCAATATTAATCTTACCACCTTCAGAGAAGCCAGGAACCTTGTATCCAAATGCATTTGCTTGAACTGCTTTTCTCTTAGTTAAACCAGGATCTCTACGGGTGTGTGGTGTGTCAACGGGTATAACAAATCCACCTGACGATCTCTTTGCAACGTACTCTAGTCCGTGACCAATGAAATCAACACCTCTACCATCCAGACTAACAGGATAACCAGACTGAGGACCACTTATCCAACCACCTTGACTTCTCTCAGGTAGTTTAAAGTCCATATTGAATGGAACGATACCACCAATAGATCTGTACGGTATTATTCCACCCTTACTTGCTTCTGGTGTATCACCATTAGTCTCCTGTCCATCCTTTATTTCATTCATCTCAGACTCTGTTGGTACTAATTTGAGTAGACCAGTCAAACCTTTAAGCAACAGAATCAAAGGACCAAAGACAACCGTACCTAAAATACCCATTACCTTTTCAATGAAAGGCATATGTTCTTTAAGTTTATCGACTATCGTTTGCATTACAGGACCAAGTGCTTCAAATACCTCTGATACTGCTTGTTTTAATGGTTCCATAAGTTTCTCGAACCATTCCATAACCACATCAAAGACCTCCTTAATTCCTTTAAAGAAGTCCTCAGCAATAGGACCAAGAAACTTACCAACGTTCTCACCTATAAATCCACCAAGAGCAGCACCAATAATACCACCAATAGGTCCTAAGAAACTAGCACCAATAGTACTACCAACCATTGATCCAGTAGTACTACCAACACCAGCACCTATAGCACTTGACTGTCTATCTTCTTCTGCTATCGTTTCATCATTTAGTGTTCTATTATAAGCCTCAACTCCTTGACCAATTGCCAATAGAGATCTACCAACAGTATTCCCACCTAAGAACTTACCAAGGTTAACAATACCACCACCAACCATCTGAAGGATGCCAGTGATATTACTAATGAAACCTACTGGATTTGCTAGAAATGCTAGTCCAGCTAATGCTCCTGTAAGCCCAGCTATTCCTTGTAACCTTTCTATTAAGGTCTTATCTTCACCAAACGTCTTCTCCCAGTTCTCTCCAATCCAATTGCTTAGTTTAGTAAATGCACCAACTAACATCTCCCAAAACTTTTTAATTCTTTCTAACGTTGTTTTTACTCGTTCTCTATTAGCAGGATCACTAATCCAATCAAGAGCCTTGTACATTATAAGACCCTTGAAGAACTTCATAAGATTCCCTAAGAATCCCAGTCCTCCTCCAACAAGCTTCGCTACTGTATTATCATCACCACCACCATCTTTATCTGCTTCTAACTTCTTCTCTCTAGCAGCATCAGATGCTAAAGCAGCATTTCTTTTCTGACGGTCAACTTGACGCTTATTCTGATCCTTAACTTCTTTTATTGCTACAGCAATACTATTAACTGTAGCACCTAAAGAATTAATAGCAGATATAGTTGTAGAAAAACTACTACCTGCTATAGTTTTATTTCCAACAGAAACTTTGGTATCATCCGACTTGTCAGGCGGAGTCACCATTTTAAAGAATCTAACCTTGCTTATTGCTGTCATTTAATTTATGCTTATAGATGCTGGTTTAGTAATAACCGAGACGTTAGTTTGGTTAGTCTTAACGACCTCCTTAACCACTGGTTGAACAATGAATTGAGTATTAGTGGTAGAACCTTTCCATTGTTGGGATGCTTCTGTAATAGACCTCTCTATCAATTCATTATTTAGTCCACCCCCTTCATTACCATTGGTAGGTGTAATCTCAGTAACAGGTTCTTGTTTACCTGTGAATGGAGATTCTTTACCATATAAACCTAAAGGATTTATTCTACTTAAAGGATCAGTATTTGGTTTACCAACATCAAGAGGATTCTTTGATGTCTCCCAATGTAGATGAGGACCAGTAGTTTTACCAGTCTCACCTGAATAACCTAGTATTGCTCCTGCTTGGAATGTATCACCTGCTTTAAATGGTGACATATCCTTCATATGAGCATATAACTGACCTAAACCATCACTAGATGTCCAAGCAATATAATTACCATATCCTTCATCATATCCTACGTGTTGTACTGTACCACCTAAGAACGCTTTAAGTTCTTCACCAATCTGTGTGGCAATATCTACACCCATATGCATACCAGGTGATAATTGCATCTGGCGATCTCTCATTGCTTCTGAAGTAACAATATGACCCCCATCTCCAATAGCTAAGTTCTCAGCAGCTAATACTTTAGCCTCCTCAGCTTCCTGTTGAGCAATTTCCTTTTCAAGTTCCCACTTCTCTTTTGCTTTAATAACAGCAGCCTCCCTTTGTATAAGCTGCTTTTCAAGATTCATTATATGTTCTTTTTCAAATTCGATACGTTCTCCAATGGTAAATCTCCAACCCCATCCTTTCCAATTATCATCACCTTTACCGTCTTCATCTCTTTGTTGTATCAATTCTCCAAGTTTCTTCTTGGAATCTTCTATAGATCTCTTATGATTTTTAACTTCCCTCTCTCTATCTCTAAACTCTTGACCTGCTTTATCAACATCAGATGTCCATACACCAGCAATATCAATACGTGATCCAAGATCACCTGCACCTTCTACAAAATCAGCTATAGCTCTAGCACCGTGCTTAATTATCCATACTAATGATTGAAACTGAACCATTGCAACTCCACCTAAGAACTTACCAATCTCTACTATTGCTGACTCAGCTATAGGTTGTAAGAACTCTCCAAGTTTCTTCATTACTGGTAGAAATTCTTGGAAGAAATCCATCACAGGTCCAGTAATTGGTTCTATGAATGCCTTCATAGCTGGGAACCATACATCAACAAAGTAATCTTTAATGGGACCAAAGACAGGTCTCATTGCTTCACCAAGGAATGCACCAATCTTATCTCCTATAAAACCACCAAGCATACTGCCCACTATAGGAGCAAATGGTCCTAATATGGGTGTTAACAGTGCAGTCAATCCAAGTGACGTGACAGTAGCACCAATACCTGCACCAATAGCAACGTCAGCATCATCACCTGCTGCTAATCTAGTGGTTGTTGATACAACACCAGCAGTTAGTGACATTGCCATTGGGTTGGTGACAAAGTTCTTTGCCAACTGACCAGGTTTTACCTGTTGAAGTGCTTTTCCTAACTTATCAATTCCTGGTCCTAGGAACTTACTTAACTTCTGGAAATCACCAAGTAACTTCCACGGTTGAAGTATCCTATCTGCTAAAAATAATGCTCCGATACCACCAAGTATCTTAAGAGCACCCATTACTGGACTCTTCTCACTAAATGCTTCTAGTAACCAACCAACACCTTTAGAGAATACATTCCAGAATGTCCCTAACCACTTACCTATAACATTAAGTGTCGTACCTATAAACTTTTTATTGTCTGGATTAGACAGCCAGTCCAAAGCAAACCAGGTTAAAGCCTTTTCTGCTAACCATTTGAATGGTGCCAATAACTTCTGTAACCAAGTGCCTGACTTCTTATCTGCATTGCCAGATTCTTTCTGTGCTTTATCTGCTACTTTCTTCTGTACCTTCTTCTCTATATTATCCTCACGTGACTTATCCCGTGATAGTGTCCTCTTCCTTTTATTATCTTGTACAGCATCTAATTTCTCTTCATACATACAGGCTACTAATTTACCAATATCCTCCACCACAAATCCTAAACGATTGATTTGTACGGTCATCGCAGCTGTAGGATCTGTTCGAATGTCTCCTGTAACTTTCGATGGTAAAAAGGATCTGATCTTTATCTTTGCCATTAAAGAGATGGACTCATTTGACCTTGTTTCTGCCTACGTTCTTCTTCTCTAAGGTACCGAAGTAGCATATTAACGTATACATCCCTTTCCCACGGCATCATATTCTCAATTTCAGTTAAACTCCACTTATGATGCTGGATCATAGCGAAGTTTACTTCATACATATTCATCAACGAGTCGTGGGCTAGGGCTACGCGAAAAAACTTGCTAGTCCCTCCAGTTTAACTGTACTGGTTACTTCAGTTTTAGGGTTGAAGACCTCGATGTCTTTCGACAGTTTAGGCATAGTTTCGAAGAACCTCTGCACTTCAGCAAATTGTCCACTGTTCATATCCTCATAGAAAGCAACTAATTCTGCCTTCTTGTAGTCTTTTGCTTCGTGTAGTTCTTCACCATCAGCAATTGTATCTGTACAATCTGCTGCTAGTTTAAATACATCATCAATACCAGGATTATCAACCAAATTATTCTTAACGAATACATCCAATGAAGGATATTTCATCGTTAAAGTGATTTCATCAGTAAGTTTGATAATATTGGTGTGTTCTTTTGGAATTTGTACTTCTACTTGATCCAAATTAACTTCAACATCGACCTGAGTTTCATTATCATCAGGGCAAGTGAGTTTAAATTCACTTACTTCTCCAACAGATTTACCTCTAATCTTCAAAAATAAGTATTCAATCTCAAAAGTAGCAAGAGTTGCAGAATTTTTAACGTTCGTACAAGCTTTGATAATTTCCTTAACGGCTTTTATCATTTCTTTCTGATTTTGAGTCTCCATCGCAAGATAAAGAAGTTTCTCCTCTTTAACTAAAAATGGACGATAGGTCACTTTGAGACCACGAGGTAACACGCATTCATAATCTGGAATGCTCAGCTTGGGTAAAGGCATCTTGTAAGGGTATTACACTTCAGTATATCTATTTAGCCTATACGCCGTACTGTGTATTTTCGTGCTGTGAAGTCTTAAAGTCTTTTATTCCTAATAACTTGGCAATCTCTGCTGTATCACTAACCACGTGATCTCCAGTCCAATCCTTATTACGTTGTACCTTAGTAGTGAACCTATATCTCTCAAACTTAAATGAAATAGGTAGTGTTAGTACGCTGCTGTTATCGTTAGAGAAGTCTAATGTACCCATATTATATGGATATACACCACTAAAACACCATACACCAACTGCTTTATTCAATCTACCGTAGTAATCTACACCTGCTCTTCTAGTTCTGGACAATAAGTTAGAACCACGTTCCCACTTCCTTACCCATACTTCAGTAACATAATCATCATAGAAACCAACTCTATTCTCAGAATCAGGTGCCATAGCATTCATCCACTTCTCATAGAAGTTTCTATGCCACTGATCTTTGGTAACCATAAAAGATATATTTAATTCGTTCGCAGTCTGTCCTGTAGCATAAGTCCTAGTAATACCAAAGTTACGTATCTCACCTGTAGTAACGTTACGTGATGGTACTGTCACGTTACTAGCAAAGTAATTCAATGCATCACAATATTCTGATGGATTAAATTCCCAGCCTGGAATACGCCCGAATATTGGTGGTACGCCAAAATCAATGGAGTACAGATTACCTAAAGCAGGTTCTTTTGCTCCAGTTGCTACTAACTCTTTAAAGTGAGTAAATGAATTTTGGTGACGATGTGGCATTAGAATATAATTCTAGTCGGGATGTCGATATTTCTTCCGTTAACTGTAACGGTGAATTGTTCAGAGGGAATCAATCCTATATCATCCCATTCCGATTCTGGAACGTTGTAAAAAGGACTTAATACATTACTCCTCAAGTATTTATGGAATGTTTGAGGTGGGTGTTCTGGTGTAAACCCTGCTCTTCTAGCAGCTGGTTGTAAATAATGTACATTTGAACCCCAAAAGTGGTTCGTACTTTCTCCAGTAACATATACTAATGGGTATTTATCCCACTTCTGCATTCTTTCACCAAATTTAGCATCATATTGGAATGTGATAGCAGCACCTATTAATGGACTATCTAGTCCACGTCCTTGTAATCCAAAGAATAACTGACTCCTCCACCAAGAAGGTGACTGAGGTTTACCATTTGATAAGTCTTTTATATCCTCAAAGAGACTCATACCTTTAACTCGTGCTCTGTTAATATCACAAATTCCATCTTTCTGTCTCTACAGTACTCTCGTGCTGCTTTCCATTTTGCTTGATTGACACCATAAGTGGCAATCTCCTTTAGAAGCTTCTTAGTCTTCCTCCCACGTTTCGGTTGTTGAGTTTGTGCATAAGGTTTAATCTCAATAACTCTCTTTTGGAGTCTACCGTTGGTTCCCCTCGATTTAACATAAAAGTCAGGGAAATAACGGTGAGGCTTCCTATCAAGAGGAGATATGTAAGGTACAATAATTTCTTCACTTGCCCACTCCATAACGTTTAAATTTCTATCACACCATACCATAAATTTCCTCTCCCACAAAGATCTATAAATAATGTTTGTGGGATCCCCTTTATATTTTGCAGGATTTGATGGTTTGAACCTACCTGAATAACTTTTATAGGACATAATGTCGATTCCAAGTCTATTTTCAAAAGCACTCAACTCGTTACTTAAAGATACTGGTACTAATCAACGTTCCAACTTTTTAAATGGACCGTTAGTTTATCCCAGACAGTTACCGAGACAAGTACCAAACACCGATAGTGGTATTAGAGGCGATGATAATTATGAAACCGAGTACTTAGATTATTTAAGAATAACAATCTATAAGACTCAGGGTGCTAATGGTGCAAATCCATATACGTGGACAGGTGATGGTGGTGGATTTAAAGAACCTTATAAAGGTGCTAATATGTCCAACATTTCAAAAACTATTTATCTATACCTTCCTGTGGGGTTAAATGAACAATATTCTACGAATTATAATGTTACTACTCTTGGTGCTGCTGGCGTAGGTTTAGCTAACGCAGTAAAAAGTGGTAACACAATGGATGATGCAGTTGCTATTGCTCAAGAAACTGCTGGTAGTGCTAAACCACAATTTGTTATGGACACTGCAGCTGCAGCACTTGGTACTGTAGGTGGATCTGCAGATGCTAATGATCTGTTAGCAGTAACATCAAAGAAGGTGTTCAACCCATACCAAGAGACAACATTTAAAGGTGTGAATTATAGAGATCACGCTTTTAACTTTAAATTTGCACCACGTAATGCTAAAGAAGCAAAAGAATGTTATGAAATCATATCAACACTAAGGACTGCAATGCTTCCTTCTACTGGTGGTCAAGATGATTTTGGTAACCTTAATGAAGATGTTGCTAATGTATTAACAAGTAAATCTGGATATATTGGTGGTGCTAGATTCCTTAACATTCCTGACATTATGAGACTGTCTATTGTAAGGATGTCCACTACAGATAACGCTACAAGGATACCAGCTGGTATTGCTAAGATAATTAGGTTCCCTACGAAGTGTGTACTGTCCACATTATCTGTTAACACGTCACCTGACGGTCAATACAATTCATTAAAAGATGGAGCAGATACAGCAAGGGATTATGGTCCTGCTGCTATGGATGTTTCAGTAACATTTAAAGAAACTCAATTCATTACAAGAGAAATGGTGAGAGGCTAATGGCATACTTCAGATACTTACCTAAAGTTTATGTACGTAACAGAACCATCAAAGATGGTGTACATCCCTATGAATTGTGTAGGAACATCTTTAGACGAATAAAAATCAAAGATGATCTACAAGGACCACTATTAGGTTTCTTACAGTATGAAATAGAAGAAGGTGAAAGACCAGATCAAGTTGCTCGTAAATTCTACGGTGACTCAGGTCTTGATTGGATTGTGTTGATAATTAATAACATCATCAACGTGAATCAAGACTGGCCAATGACACGTGCTGACCTATATGCATATGTTGAACAGGAATTTGGTAATGTTGATCTTATAAGTCACTATGAATCTAATGATATATTTGCTACTGATGGAACTAAGGTATTCTCTGAAGGTATTGTAGTTAATGAGAATTTCCAATACATCAGACCTGATGGTACAGTAGTACCCAAAGCAGAGTGTCGTCACGGAGTAACTTACTTTGAGGTGTACTACAATAAGAATGAAGAGAAGAGAAATATATATCTGCTACGTGAAGATTATGTGACTGACTTCATTAATGAATTTAAGAAACTTGCTAAGTACCTACCTCACGGTGAAGTTGATGACCAAGGTAATAAGAAGACACAAACATCTATCGCTGAAGAATTCATAGGTATCTCAACATATAGAAAACCCAGTCAAAGCACTGCTTCAACTGGGTCTGCTCAAGGTGGTGGTTCTAGTACTGCCCTTATATCATCTGGCAGTTCTACTGCGGGTACAGCACCAATAACAACTGTAAGTTCAACGACTACAATAAATCCTAACGACGCAGGAACAATTGCAACAACTCAAACAAATACTACTACTCAAACTACTCAAACTAGTTCCTCTGGTGGTGGTTATTAATTAGAAACACCAACCGTTCTTTTTATAAAAATAACAAGGAGTTCCGTGCTCATTCCATCTATTTGGTCTGAAATGTGGTCTGTAGTGTGGGTAATGGTGATGGTGAGATGGATCTTCGTGTCTCCACCTGAACTCCCTTTCAACTGGTTTATACCAGCAATTCCATCCATATAATGCGTCGTGGACGCAATGGGAAGGTTCTACTTCGAACTCCCCTGATCTTAAGTTATGGTTGTAAGATGCCATTGCAGGAGCACCTGCAAGGCAAGCAACAACAGCAATGGCGATTCTTTTCATTGGTCTTATGCTTCTTCTGCTAGTTTAGCAAAGTAAGACAACGCATCATCATCTTCTGTGACAGAAGCTGTTTTGTCCACTGATTCACTCCAGTCCTTTGCTTGGACTGTAGATCCTAAGTTGGATGCAACCTCTTCTTCTGCTCTAGGTGGTAACTCTTCAGCAACAGTCTCACGGTCTACTCGACCACCAAGAACTGCTTTCAGACGTGCTTCGAGATCCTCATATGACTTGAATTGATCAGCACTAGTGAAGTCACCTAAATTGTGAGCATCATTGTAGATCGCTTCAAGTTTTTTATCATCAAAATCACCTAGAGTATTAGGTGTTGTGAATGTAGAATCATCATAATTCCAAAAACCAGCAACTTGCTTGATCTTCAATTTGAAGTCAGCACCCTTCCATAAATCGAAAGGATTGAAAGCGGGTTCTGGATCATAATCATTCTCATTAGGCTGCATTTTAGCCATAATCTTGTCGAAGATACGCTTGCCGTACTTGTACAAGAATACTTTGCCTTCATTCTCAGGGTTCAAGGGATCCTTAACAACATAGATGTTGCTGTAGTAGGAAAGCTTACGCTTCTGCTTACGAGCAGTGTCCTTGTCTGACTCACTTCCAGAGTTCCATAAAGAAGAGTTCAGTGCAGAAACTGGATCCTTCTGTCCGATGGTTGTGAGAGAATTCTCAATGTACCAACCACCTGGTCCTTGGAATGCGTGACTCCAGACCTGTGCCCAAGGGAGTTCGTTACCCTCAGTCTCTGGTAGGAATCTGATAACGGCGAATCCGTTACCTGACTTATCGACCTGTGGCTTCCAAAATCGTTCATCGACTTTGCGACCACCACTGGTCATTTTTTCGATTTCTTTGGTCAAGTTAGAGAACTTGCCAGACTTTTTCTTCAGTGATGAAAAAGACATACGTGTGTACCTGTATTTTGTAAGTGTGAATTTACTACCCATTAAGGGTAACATACTATTTAGGCTTCGTCAAGCTGCTTTTTGAAGTGCCTTAACTTATCCTCCATCTCTCCTAAAACGTCCTGTATGGTACGTCCTTGAGAGTAAACTTGGGACATTTTATCAAGTTGTTCCTTGATAATCTTAGCTTCTTCATTCTCGACTGCCATTAAGCATAGTCTAGCATAGAAGACCTTCTGCTTTGCAATAAGCATCATAGTCTTCTCAAGATGTTCTCGTTTGAGATCATCATCCATAGATGGGAACTGTATGGATAACCGTGCTAGTTCGGTATACAGTTTCTCCATCCCTTTTATCTCTTCTTTAACTTGGTCTGATTCGTAGAATTTATTGCTCATATTGGAAGCACACCTCTTGTGGTGCGTTTTACGTAGTTTAGTTGTTGGGCATTAAACTTAATTTTGTCCTTCAGAGGTTTGCTGATCAACTTATTGACCGTATCAACCTCGATGTCCAGTTCATCACAGACTACAATTACAGCATCTATGTAGTTCACTAAACCATTAGAATTTTTGACTACCTCCTCTACCATAGTAGAGAATTTAGATTGAGTCATAAATTTTTCTTTAAATTCTTTCATTTAATAGTAGCCATAAATTCATTGATGTACTCTAGGAGAAGTTCATAATAATAATTAAGGTCAGTCTTTTCAACGACCTGTATCACACCCTCCTCGGTAGCAATCAATGTGACAATTTGATCAACCTTAACACCACAACGTTCATAATACATTGCAGCGTAGGCAGTCTCTTGAACGAAATAGTTTTCTATCCATTCAATCTTCTTTTCCCTAGTTGATGTCTTAAAGTCAATGACAGAGAGAACTCCATCAAATTCTGCTATACAATCAACCCGACCTGCCAAACAAAGTTTGTCGCTATAGAGAGGAGATTCAAGAAGATGTATATTGTTGATCCGATCAAGAGTATCTTTGGCAGATTTGAATAAGAAACTAGCCAGAGGGTGCTTTTCATCGAATTTAACATCTTCATTCTTCAAGTAACATTCTACCATAGAATGAAACTTATTGCCACGTGATGTAGCTCTACCACATATTTTATTTGCGGTTTCCTCACCTACTTTGCGTCTCCACTTCAATATCTGATCTTTCTTACGGATACCTGTAACTGTAGTAACTGATGGGTACCATTTACCTTCAGATACCTCATATAACCGTCCTTTTTCCTTTGTAACAGCATTTAGCTCCGTCAAAGGTACGGGCGGTCCTACAGTTTTAAACATAATCAAAGTTGAGAGTTAATTTTAGCGATAAGGTATTCTCTGACTAAACCAGAGCGTACGATGTCATCAATACCGAACTCAATGCAGTCAAATGATGACATTGACTGAATAATCTGTAAAAAGTCCAGAATACCAGTACGTTCGTTGTTCTTGACGAGATCAGACTGTGCTATATCACCTGAGAAGATGATTTTACAGTTTTGACCTATCCTAGTGATTATACTATCTAACTCGTGAAAGTTCAAGTTACTAAACTCATCTACAATGATAATAGAGTTATCAAACGTAGTTCCTCTTATAAATGAGGTACTCCAGAATGAAATAGTATCTTGTGTCCTTAGATTGTCGTATAACATATCAAAGGAGTTGTCATCTGGCATCTCAAACATATACTTCACCATATTACGGTAAGGTATCTGATAGAGGTCAGATTTGTCTTCGTGGTCTCCTGGTAGGAATCCAATCTCTCTTGTAGGTACGAGAGACCTGACCATATAGACTTTTTCGTATGGAGTTCCTTCTTCTAATACTTGTTGTAATGCCAAGTACAAACTAATAAAAGTCTTACCTGTACCTGCTACACCGTGTAAAATTAGGTGCTTACCAGACGCATAGGATTTGAACGCTCTTTCCTGATTCGAGGTAAGGGGTTCTATAACTTTTAATTGGTCTATACCAATTGGCTTCTTCCTTCTCATTGCTTTAGCAGATCTGCTGTTGTTTTGAGAGGTAGTTTTACGCTTTTTAACTGCCATTTATGTGAATCGTGAAAGGTTTGCAGCAGGATGTGCTTTTTGGATCTTAGACATTACGTCTTTAAATCCATCAGACTGCTTAGGTTTCCCATAAATGCTTCTAGGTACTTGATTGCCAAAATAGCGTTCTAACTCTGGATGATCTTCCTTATATTTATCGAGATCGTGCATAGACATCATAACCTCGATGATTTCACCAGTTTCTTTGTTTTTAAAGTCGTAATTTGGCATTAGATCTTTAATAGATTCGTATGAATACCGTATTCACCTCTACAAATAACATTAAATGAGAGACTAATACGTGGTTCCTTAGCATCGTCCTGATTACAGCGAGTAACTGAATGGATCAATTCTGAAGGGAATATGCATATCATACCACGTTCGGGAGATATTGCATAGGTTGTAGCATTATATAGGTTCGGATGCTGCAAGTGTGGTTCCAACATATGATGTTTAGTACTATGGAAGGTAAGGTTACCACCACCAGCAGGTGCACTTAAAAAACATACACCAGAGAACTGAGAGTTGCAATGATCGTGTCCATTAGATCTATCGCCAACGTACATCCAATTAATCCAACTATTAGTGATCTCTGGTGTATGTTTCTTAGGATCTATTCCTTGTATACCATACACATATTCTTGAACGTGTTTGTATACCCAAGTCTGTAACTGAGGTAACTCTTTTAATGTATGAGGATTACTGGTCACATTACCACTATTATTCTGTGGGTAATCCATCGTTTCCATATCATCTATTACATCGGTAACGTCAGGCATTTCACCATCGTTAGCAACATAAACTGGGGATGAGAATAGTGGTATTACTTCTAAGGGCATTAATCTATTCTTAGGCACGGCTGCAAATCGTCCCACCCATCGGGGTGTTCGTTCTTGTAATCGCAATCGCAATCATCATCTTGAGTTGCAGTTTCACACCAGTCTAATGCTTTAGCAATGGTGGGGAAGTTACAAATGAAATGACGCTGACATAACTCAGCAATCAACATATGTTCCTTCTGTGTACCGTTAGCAGTACGTAGATTAATGTAGTGCATCCAACTACGAGCACTACCTGTCATATAGATCTTGGTAGGAGTTGCTAGAGGGAGAACAAATCTCGCACATTCCTTCGCAACACCTTCACGTATGAGTTCATCGTATAGATCAACTCCCTCAGCAAAGTACCTTTCGATCTTCTTCTTGAGGAAGTCTGTCTGATGTGTGGGGATATCATTGATTGAATTCTGCCTATTCTTAGTGTCCTGTCTTCTCAGTTCAGGTGGTTCAATTGTAGTACCAAGTAGTTCAGTGTTAGCATAACGCTGACTAAACTCTTGGAATGTAAATGATCTATGTCTTAAGATCTGTGCAGCAATACCACGTGTGGTGTTGATTTCCAACGTCATATGTGCTTGCTCAAATACAGACCAGTGTCCGTGCTTGATGCAATAACCTAAGAGTTTCTCAACGTTCGGATTCTCTTGGTTTTTAGGGTTGGATACTCTTGCAATGTATCCTATTGTTTTTTCAGCGTCAGGTGTGACGCTCACTAAACATACTTTAGCTTTTGTCATTCTGTAAGAACCTAACCATAGTAATAATACAAAAAGCGTGAAGGTAATTAATACTCTTCACTGCAAATATGTAGGGCATTGTATAGTTCCATAAAAACATCCATAATAGTGGTCCTAATAGGTATATTCCTATGAATTTCCCTACCATTTCAGAGGTGATTAACTCTTTAGCAACCTCCTCTGGTACCTCTGCTGCGTGCTCTACTTTCTTCTTAAGATTATAAAAGTTACTCATATCCCTTCCTCTTCTTCCAATCGGCATACATTCTACCGTAGAGCATACCTTCATTAGTTTTTAATGGAGAACCCTCAAGGATCTCTTGTTCCCTGTCAGTTCTGTTTCCATCATTCATTGTCATATCGTACTCGCTCTCCCAACGTTCAATTTCTTCAGACGGAATCCGCATCTGGCTTCCTCCTCTTACGTTTCTTACGTGGTGGGGTAGGTGTAGTATTCCACTCTTGAGGTCTAAGTCTACCTTCAGATTGCTTCAACCACTTGAAGTTCTTCTTGTACTTGTCATAGTAATGATCAAACAATTCAACTGCTTGACTACCCATAGCAATGTCGTGCTGAACTTTACCATCCACTTCATACTGTACTAAGTACGCTGTGTATGGTAATTTTCTATCTTCAGCAAGTTTTGGATCGCAGTTCTCGTGAATAATATTCACTTGCTACGACCTCCCCATTTGATTTCAGGAAATGCATCAGTCACCACTGCTTTAGTGATCCTATACTTCTTCCCAAGTTGCTTGTCCTTAACAAGACATAGAATTGCTGCTTCATCCTTGTGTAATCCTTCACACATTTGAATGAACATTGTCTCTCTCTTAGTGCGAGATAGATTATCAGCACCACCTTTAACAAAGTAGTAGAACTTCCTTGACTCTAACGCTAAGTTAGTGTGCTCAGTTCCTTGAGGTGCTTCATTAGGTCTATAAGGTACTTCACCTTCAGGGATGACAGAAGTAACACTGTCATCATAGTTCCAAATGAATAGAGACCTCAATGCTTGACTGTTGTTGCTTTGAAGGATTTTAATCTTCTCTGCTTTAGTCTTAGCATTGTGTGCCTTCTGAATAATTTCAGATAACATCAGTTTCATAGTAATTCCAAGAAATTAATTAATCGTCGTCATTGTCCTCTAGTATAGCATCATCGTCAACGAGATGCAAATAGAGTAACTCTGACTGGTCTACGTTTCCGTTTTCATCCAACATCTCAGGGTGTGTGATTGACTTAGCATACGCTGCGTTGTCAATGTATGAGTCGAGATAACTCTTACCAATAAAGGTAACAACCACACCAAGGAGGAAAGATCCAAAGAGTGCAAAGTTATAAAGTGAACTCAATACTTCTTCCATAAAAACCTCCTAGGGATCTTGATTCTATTTAGATGATACCTTGACTTCTAAAAAGATTGATACTTTCGTTACATCCTCCTAACTTTTTACCATCAACTACTAGTTGAGGGAAGGTAGCACCACGTCCAAACTCACTATAAAATTGATCACGATTAAAATTCTCATCAAGTTTATACTCTACGTAGTTCCAACCTTTCTCGTTATATACTCTCTTAATCTTTGTACAAAATGGGCAACCTGATTTAGTGTAGATTGCAGTATTATTGGGAGCAGCCATAGGGTTTTAAAGCAATAAAAAAGGGTGGAGAAAATCCCCACCCAGTATATATTATCTAATAGACGTTTGTCAATTAGAAAACGAACTTAACTCCAGCTTTTGCTCCCCAGTTAACTAGTGAGTCACCATTAGTGTCCTCATCAGTGATGCCTGAAAGCTCACCGTATACAGATGTAGCATCAGCAAGAGCATAAGATACTCCAACCTTACCAGAGAAATCTGTATCAGTATCAGAAGCAGCTTCGCTATGAGTAATAGCTGGACCACCTTGTACGTAGTAACCTAATTTTCCTGTTGCATTAACTCCTTCGTAACCTACGTGGATGTCAGTTGTAGCACCTGAATACTCACCATCAGGGTAAGAAAGGTTGCTTTCGACATTCACATATGGACCAGCAAAAGCTGCACCAGCGAATAGGAATGGAGATG